TCCTAATGCTTCTAGTTCAATTATCATGGGTAATACTTCTCCTAGTATCGAGCCATACCGTGCTAATGCCTATCGCCAAGACACTCTTTCGGGGTCTCATCTAACAAAGAATAAATGGTTAAATAGAGTTATTGAAAAGCATCTTCAGTATGGAGACGACAATGCTGCTATATCGCAAAATGAATATAACGACATTTGGTCATCTATCATCGCTAATGACGGTTCAGTACAACACCTCGAGTGGATGGATCAATGGCAGAAAGATGTATTTAAAACGTCCATGGAAATAGATCAGAGATGGCTTGTTCAGCACGCCGCCGATCGTCAAGAGTTTATTGATCAGGCTCAATCCTTAAACTTATTCTTTAGACCGGATGTTAATATTAAGTATTTACATGCAGTTCATTTCTTGGCATGGAAATCAGGACTGAAGACTCTATATTATTGCCGCAGTGAAAAGATTGGTAAAGCGGATAAAGTTTCAAGGCGTATCGAGCGAGAAGTAATTAAAGAGCTAGATATGAAAGCAATTATAGACGGAGACGTATGCTTAGCATGCGAAGGTTAAAATGACAAAAAAATTAAGCAGTAAACTAACAGACGAAAGAAACTCTTTTAAGCCATTTAATTACCCATGGGCGTACGACGCATGGTTAAAGCATGAACAAAGTCATTGGCTTCATACCGAGGTACCAATGGTAGAAGATGTAAAGGATTGGAAGAGTAAGTTATCTAAAGAAGAAAAGATGTTCCTTACACACATCTTTAGATTTTTTACACAAGGAGATATTGATGTTGCAGGTGGCTATGTCAATAATTACCTTCCTTACTTCCCGCAACCAGAAGTTAGAATGATGTTGCTTGGCTTTGCTGCTCGCGAAGCTTTACACATCGCTGCATATTCACACTTAATTGAGACGCTGGGATTACCTGAAGCAATGTACAATCAGTTTCTTGAGTATGCAGAGATGAAAGAGAAGCACGATTATGTACTGGATATTTCTCAGCAAAATTCTACCAAAGAAAATACAGCCAAGCACATTGCTGTCTTTTCTGCCTTCACCGAAGGAATGCAACTGTTTAGTTCTTTTATTATGTTGTTGAACTTTCCTCGTCATGGAAAGATGAAGGGGATGGGTCAGATTGTTACCTGGTCAATCGTTGATGAAACTCAACATTGTGAAGGAATGATCAAACTATTCAGAACGTACATTCAAGAGAATCCGGAGATTTGGAATGATGAGCTCAAAGGACAATTGTATACAATTGCTGAAAAGATGGTTTTACTCGAAGACAGGTTCATTGATTTGGCATTCAGCATGGGCGGTATGGATGGTTTGGACGCTGATGACGTTAAACGTTACATCCGCTATATTACTGATCGTCGCCTTATCAGCCTTGGTCTTAAAGGTATTATGAAGGTTAAACGTAACCCATTACCTTGGGTTGAAGAGATGATTAACGCTCCTACACATACTAACTTCTTTGAGAATCGTGCTACAGATTACGCCAAAGCAGCTCACACCGGCTCATGGGATGATGTCTGGGGTAGGGCTGCTTGAAAGAAAAATACATTACAGCACACATGAAGGCAGCTCAGGTTTATGCTGAGCTCTCTACCGCTGTGCGACTTCAAGTTGGTTGTGTCATTGTAAAAGATAATACTATTATTGGTATTGGTTACAATGGCATGCCCTCGGGGTGGGATAATGTATGTGAGACGGTTGGTCATAGAGACTTTACAGGTACGGTACTTATGAAGTCTAAGCCCGAAGTACTTCATGCGGAAACAAATGCGATTGCAAAAGTTTCTCGTTCATCTAATTCAACAGACAACGCTGACTTATTTGTAACACATGCACCGTGTCTTGAATGTGCAAAGTTAATATATCAATCAGGAATTAAATCAGTATTTTATCGGGATACATATCGTAGTGAAGATGGAATTCAATTCTTACAAAAATGTAACGTAGAGGTAAAACAAATTGGCAAATAACCATTATAACTGTACCAGTTGTGAAGCAGATTTTAAATTAAAACATTCTCTTGATGAGTCTTATTTTGAAGTAAATTTTTGCCCGTTCTGTGGTGGAGAAATTGATAACGAGGAAGAAGAAGAATCGGACGATTACGAATGACCGATTGGCTATACAATGGTGAACCTTATTATGAACCTGGAGAATATTATGGATTTGTCTACATTATCGAAAACTTGTTATCTGGTAGGAAGTACATCGGGAAAAAGTTTTTCTGGTCTATCAAACGAAAGCAAGTTAATAAGAAACGTAAATCATACAAAGTCGAATCAGACTGGAAGACGTATTGGTCGTCTTCTGATGAGCTCAAAACAGATATCGCAAACATCGGTGAGCACAATTTCAAGCGCACAATAATTCATTTGTGCCCATCTAAAGGCGTAACTAACTACTTGGAGGCCAAGGAGCAAATGTTACATGCTGTTCTCGAAGACAGTAACGCCTGGTATAATTCCTGGATTCAATGTAAAGTAAATAAATCACATCTTAGACCGTTACGTAACGCTTGACCGTAACTAGGTTTTAGCATATAATAACGTATGTTAAGGAGATTATATGACTGATGATTTTGATGTTAAGTTTAGTTACTTTGATAAGATTAAAGATGATGCAAGCTTTAGATCTATTTGGTCTATCTATGAAGTAAATAATATTTACGATCCTTCTGGCTTTAATGCCGATACTCTCGTTTATAAAGACCATTGGGGCCATGAGCGGGCAGTATCGATCCCCTTACCTGGCGGTAACCTTAAGTGGTGGGACTTGTGGTCTGCCGCGGATAAAGCTATAATTGAATCTGAAGATAAGCATCATGTCTTTATCGAAGACTTTCAAAAGTCTACTGATGGTAAGACGTTATTTTTAAGAACTGGAAGTTAATTATGAGTCAAGTTGAAACTCGCGCCTACGAACCTACTTACTATACCAATGCAAACGAAGACGAACGTAAAGTATTTCGTGAATGGTTGGGTGGGGTGTTGCGCATGCATTATGTTAATATCCATTTTCGTAAGAAAGATGGATCTATTCGTATTATGAATTGTACCTTGCAAGAAGGTAAGACGTTAGATTATGAAAAGAAAACCGATCGAGTTAAAACTGTAAGTGAAGATACTTGCCCGGTTTATGATATCGATAAGAAAGAATGGCGATCGTTCCGTTATGATGCAATTACTGAGATTCGATTTAATCTAGGAGAAGGTCGATGAGTAGAATTACTGTAACGGAACCTCATGGTATTACTCCGGAGTTAACTAATTATAAGTCTGCTCTATCCCGAGCCTTTAATTTTTATAATCAAGATAAAGATAAGAAAGATGCACGGTTATATTTAAAGACTTATATTAAACATAAAGGTATGACTGTCGATATTGACGGGGTATCTGATAGTAATATTATTCTTACGTATGGCTGGTTATCACGAATGGTGTTAAACGGTAATACGTTACTGGAACGTCATAATGAAGATTTAGATAGTTATATTACTAATCTTAGTACTACTAAGCAAGTTATTAAAGTTGTAGTAGATAAAACGCCTCGTCCTTCCGTGCGTGATTATATGCAAGATAAGATTGCAGAGGTGATCGGGGATCTTGAAGGTCATGTAGATGCCTTTCTTAAAGAAGATAAAGAATTTGATCTCTATAACTATCTTCAGGCTAACTCTATTCCTAAACCTTACTGTAAGGATATTGACGAGTGGGCTCGTAAACGCGGTACAGAGTTTACCGAAGTTTATAAGACCACGGATAAAGACACCAAGGATGGGTATTCGAATATCAGTCGTCGTCAACAGGCCAATCTAGTTAAAATGTTTGGTGCGTTCATTGTTGACCTAGAGAAGTATACGCAGTTTAAAAAAGCTAATCGTAAACCTAGAGTTACTAAGGCTAAGCCTCCTGCTGTTCAAGTGGCAAGGATTAAGTTTAAGAAAGAAGATACTGAACTGGGTATTAAGTCAGTTAATCCGTCTGAGATGGTTGGAGCCTCCCAGGTATGGGTATATAATGTTAAGTATAAGAGATTGGCTGCCTATCGTTCAGACTCTGTACAAGGCATTCAGGTAAAAGGTTCCACCTTACAGAACTATGATCCGGATATGAGTGAGTGTCGTTCTATTCGTCGCCCGGAAGCGTTCCTTAAAGTATTACTAGATGCCAGTAAGGTGAAGTTGCGTAAGCTTCTCTCCGATCTCACAACCAAGGGGTACGATGTAACTGGTCGTATCAACGATGAATGTATTATTGTGAGAGTTATTAAATGATTGTTATCGACTATTCTCAGACTATTATCTCTAATTTAATGGCTGAGATTGGTAGTAGAACCGATGTTGAACTTGACGTAAATTTACTTCGTCATATGGTAATTAATACCATTCGAAGTCATAAGGTTAAGTTCGGTAAGGAATTCGGAGAGGTAGTTATTGCTTGTGATAGCCGTAAGTACTGGCGTAAGGAAGTGTTCCCTTACTACAAAGCTAACCGTAAAAAAGCTAGAGAAGACTCCGGGTTCAACTGGCCTTTAATTTTTGACTCTATTAATTTAATTAAAGAAGAGTTAAAAGCTATCTTCCCGTATAGAGTTATTGAAATTGAGGGAGCAGAGGCTGATGATGTGATTGCAACGTTGGTCTACTGGTCAGTAGAGAACGATGTTAAGGAAGGCACGTTAGTATCTGAACCTAACCCGTTCCTTATTATTTCTGGTGACCATGACTTTAATCAGTTACAGAAGTATAAGCATGTAAAACAGTTCTCTCCTACACTAAAGAAGTTTATTAAACCTGAAGCCAGTATCCATGAAATTTTAATGGAGCATATTGTTAAGGGTGATAAAGGAGACGGGGTACCTAATATCTTAACAGCTGATGATGCTATTGTAAGTGGCGAGAGACAGAAGTCCGTTACATCTAAACGACTTCAAGAATTCTTTGATAACGGATTCATCGCATGTAATACGGAAGAGGAAAGACGTAACTATCATCGTAATGCTACTTTAGTTGATCTATCTATGATTCCTAAACACATTCAAGAAGAGATTATAAATACATTTACGACATATCCCGTTAAGGATAGAGGCCTGTTGCTTGACTATTTTATGACTAATAGAATGAAACAGATGATTGAACATATAGAGGAATTCTAATGCACCTACTAGTATCCGAAATTTTAGATAAATTTGAAGTAGCTAAGACCCGTGAAGAAAAGATCGCAGTCTTACAAACTAACGTAACTGATCCGTTGTTAGTTTTGCTTCGCCTTAACTACGATCATATGCTTAAGATGGATCTACCGGAAGGTGAGCCTCCGTTCAGGAAGGACACCGATAAGCCAATTGGCTACAGTGAATCCTCTCTTCAGTTAGAACTAAGACGATTTTATGTTTGGTTAGACCCTAGGACTACTTTACCTAAGCTTAAAAAAGAATCTTTGTTTGTAAATATGCTTGAAGGTATTCACTGGACGGAGGCTGAAGCGCTGTGTCTAGCTAAAGACCGTAAGTTACAT